CGGTACGGTCTCTTTGCCATGTTACCAAATGCGTTTAAAGCTATGGTTTCAAGTTCTACAGCACCTTTACCGAATACCAGGACGTTGCCCTCAATTATATAAGCATTCGTTCCGGTGCCAACAATAGCACCTATATCGCCCTCCTCTTGCCGAATCTGGAGCTTGTCAATTTCTTTAACTGTGTATTCCTCGAACTTCACGGTTTGATACATTGCCTTGCTTATCGTCTCATCCATCAAATCATTCTGCACATAAGATGTATCTGTTTCTAATACCGGATATAGGTCATCTGCCGGGTATAACGTCTCTGAAGGATATAAACCATAGGCAGGTTGTAAAATGATATGTGAAAACTTTCCTTGACGATTTATATGTCCGAAACAACCGTTTATTTCTTCGCAGGCTTCTATAACTACCCTACCGCTTATTTGACTTGGCTCTATGGTCTTTTCGACGATCATGGAGTCATTTGGTAGTGGCAAATTACTTGTGTCCTCGGTTAATCCAACGCGTGTCAGTAATGACGATCTGAAAACCGCCAGTGTCATGGGGAAGGTTAACGAGTTGTACCAACCAGCTACATCGACATCTATTTTTTTCATTCGATCATAAGCGGTTATGTCTTTAAATCTTAGATCATCCTGTTTTGGAGCTGACGCTACAGTAAAAAACCCAAGCGGCATTGCGTAGGAATTCCCCCCATCAATAACCGTTTGGGTAATACTGAATTCCTTCCCATTGATATCGTCTGCAACATCGGCCAAAGTAAATTTTACACTGCTGGAATTGCATTTACCGAACTTAAGCTGGTCTTCCATACAAATACTCTCATGTAGCTCAAAATCACCTTTATCAGTAGCAAATAAATCTGTGCCTATAGTTAAATTTAAATCTGGAAAGCTTAGATTCAGTTCCTTCGGAGCGATGTTCTCAGTCCGGGGAAACATATCGTTTTTATATATAGTTTTTAAAGCTTCATCTACATCATACATAATAATCACTCCCCATATGCGATAAATTCAATTTCAATTCCTTGGTAATAAAAATTGCCGTCTTTATCAATATAATTAATTACATACTCTACGTCCGGCACATAGCACACCCCGGTTTCGTAGGTGTTGGTTTCATCGTTCCAGCGTTCGGCCGTAACATAATCCCGATTAGGGAAAAACGCCTGAACTATCAGTTTCTGACCATATGTAAGATCAATTGTTTTCATCTTACTTGTGGTTCGCTTCACTGGAAGTATAGTACGGTTTAAAACACCCCTGCCGTTTACATAGCTGTTTTTATCTTGCCGCCTATTTGGAGTATTACTATACCCTCCTGGAGCCAATAAGACATTCGGGAAGATGGTCCCGTTAACTTTTAATACATATCCGTTTCCTGTCACGTTCTTATCCTCCTTAATGTGCAAATCTTGACTTGCCCGTCTGCGCAAAATATTCTTGATCCGCTTCGACAACACCATCAAATAAAACCTTATTACCAACCATGAAAGTAAAATGCGCTGTTTTACCACTTCCTGATCCGCCCATCTCTTGCACAGCTTCCTTGAAAGCCTGTTTCATTGCAGGTACTGGAGAAACGATTTCAGGATAACGGGAATCACCCATGATTGTCGCGAACTCTCCGTAATTAGCAGGCACAACTGTACCGGTTGCAAGCTTCGGAATTTTTGGAGCTGTCACAGTTTTTAGGTTGAAACCTACATGACCTCCGCCTAACCAATCCGGCATATCAAAACTGATATTGTTTACTGCCTTTATAACCGTATTGATACCGGAAACTATTCCGCTAATCATTCCATTGATAATATCGATAATCAAGTTAATCGGAGTTTTCACAATACCAACCAGTGCATCAAAGATGCCTTTAAATATACCCTTTATGCCATCCCATGCTTTTGCCCAATCACCAGTAAATACACCTGTGATAAACCTTATAATCCCTGTTAATATTTCTTTCAGCCCATTTATGACGGATCCTATTCCAGTGAATACAGTATCAAAAGCCGGCTTTACTTTATCCCACAGCGCCATTACTAACGGATTTATAACATTCTTATATAGCTTCGTTAATACACTAATGACAGTGCTTATTATAGGTATGACTGTCTTGTTTAATATCTGATATATTCCATCCCACGCTTCTTTCAAGACACTTCCTATTGCTTGGGCAAGAGGTAATATTACCTTCTGCCATAGCATAGTCAGCAGCTCGGATAATATCTTAAATACTGGTTGAAATCTAGTCCCAATAAAATTAGCAAGCGGTATTAATACCTTTTCCCACAGATTCTTAAAGGTGCTAATCAACTGCGGGAGTAATGTTTTTACGAAGAAATCGATTGCTGGTTTCAGTATTTTGTTCCAAGCGTCAGACAAAACAGTTCCTACGAAATCAGCCATGGGTTGCAATGCGGTAAGCCACGTCTGACCGAGATCAGCCAGGGACTGTCTGAATGTCTCACTGTTTTTATACAGATCGATGAAACTGTATATCAGCAATCCGATCAATACAGCGATTGCAGTTATCGGTGAGAAGATTGTACTGAATACGGTACTCAGTGCTGCTAACGCTGCTGCTAGTAACTCACCGGATGCCGCCGCACTAACAAGAGCTGCTATAAACGGAGCAGCTTCTGCCAAAAAACCGACTATTGCGAAAGAAGCAAAAAAGCTGCCAATTAATAAGGCAGCGTTCTGTACTGTTCCCTGATTTTTTAGTATCCAATCTGACAATGCATAAAGCCCATCAGTAAGAGCTTTCAATATGGTAATGATTATTCCTCCAGTCCATTCAGCTACAGGCTGTAAGAAATTATTCCATAACCATAATCCAAGAGGTCGGAAAGTAATCAGAACTGCGTTTAATACAGTGAATGCCCCTCCTAATAAGTCAAGGAACGAAGGTAACAAGTCCGATACAGTCCATGATGCCAAAGGAACTAAAACATTATCGTATAACCATCTAAGCCCTGCCCCTACAGTTTCATTAAATGGAGCCATTGCAACCCCTAATCGGTCAAATGCATCCTCGAGCGGTTTGAGTTTAATTTTTAAATCGTCAACAAACTTAAGTATTCCAGTATCAATATTTTCAGTTTTAAACATTTCGGTCGGGTCAGGCATTCCAGGAGTTGCATCCTTTGCACCAGATTTACTTTCCGTCTGGTTATTAAGCTTATCAAAACCGGCCAGAGCTCCTTGTTCATCCTCTGCTGCATCGGTTGATTTTTTTACTGATTTGGCGTAATCAGTCTGTGCCGTTACAGCCTTGGTAAATGTTGTCTTACCAAGTAAGAGGGCCGCAAAGAATTCCCCGATCTTTGTTATTGCAGCCGATAAGTAATTGATCATAGTTTGTAAAGCCGGGGTAATCGCTGTTAGAATGGGTGAAAAGGCTGTTGCTAATGAATTTTTAAGTTGTAGTAAAGCAGTCTGTAGAGTAGATAATGATTTATTGGTCTCTGAATCGACTTGTGCGAGGTTTTGAAATCCGGTAACGATACCATTAATCACAGCCGAGAGAGCTTGAAATGTGATGGAAAATAGTAAAGACATTTTAAGCATTTTCATCATACTCATATGTCCGTTTGATGCGCTACGACCTACCTTGTTAATGTTTTTACTTGCTTTATTCGATGATCCTGATACTTTCTTCTGAGCAGCATCCACCTGTGTTAGTGACTTTTTATAATCATTCAATTCCTTTTCAAGCCGGGAAAGCTTTTGATAAGCTTCGTCATATTCCTTATCTCCGAAATATAACCCCTGCTTCTCCAAATAATAAAGACCGTCCCTATAGTTATCAATCTCGGCTGCAAGCTGTTGAATTTTAGCATTTGATTTATCCATGCCGGCGGTATTATTGAATGCGCCTGATACGCTGGATCCAAGTCCTTTGATTGAGTTCAAAAATGATGTCAGAGTGCTTTTTATTGTCCTTGTGCCCTTTTCAACGCCATCGGTATCAATCTTTGTATCGAATTTCAAAGAACCATCTGCCATACCATCACCGCCTTTAATTTAAAATTTTATTCCAGTAATCTATTTCCGCTTGTTCCTCCGCGGATAGTTTTACCTTTATATCAATCAGTTCCTTATTGTCTCTGTAAAACTCCTGCTCATATTTTTCGAGTTTCTTACCTCTATTCTTCTTTTGCCGAATACTGATTACAGTGGATAGAAGCCCTTCTCCGATCTCGTTAAAATACCCAAGGAATGTCCACCAATGCATATACTCAATAGCTCTGGTTTCAAATCCCGCGACCTTATTCACTGCAGAAAAAATTATTCGTTCATCCTGCTCCCAGTCCATAACCTTTTTAGCTTGTTGGTGCTTCGAATTATTGTCAGGTGCCTCGCCTCCATCCAAAAAACACACCGCTTGATCCATAGCGTACTGATAATCTTTCTGAGGGATGCTCATTAAATCATCATATAAACAATCCATCATGATCACAGCCTTTTCCTGATCGGATAACTCTGGATCACCATACGCCTGGAATATTAAAAGAGCCACCCGGTAATCACTCCGAATAGCTCTATATGTTCCATTTACCTCTAATTCTTTTGGCAAGCTGCCTATCATCTTCTCACCTGCTTAGTGTACTTTTCAATACGCTTCTGGCTGGCCTGATGTTCTGCCTTGATGTACGGCGTAATAATCTTCTCAGACGCTTCAATAAATCGCTCAAAAAGAAACTTCCCACCCACCGTACTGATAGGTGACTGAGCTCCAAATGCGACATCTGTTACCAGAGCACCGAAGATATAATCTACCTGAGTGTTAATAAGTTTCCTTAGCTCACTCAGTAGCTTGGCAGTGTCCTCGGTCTCATCATCTGGAGTACCATCCGCCTTGATCTCAATATCTTTCTCAATTTTATCTATCTCTTCATAGATTGTTTTTCTGGCTTTAGAAAAACGCTCCAAAATTCCGTAATCAGCAGGGTTAAATTTTATAACTCTGGTCTCATCATCATTGATACAAAATTCTTTGTACCCTTCATCGAATTTTATACTCTCCATGATATTCCTCCTTAATATGGGCAGTGGAAGGAGGGACCACCGCCCATCAAACTAATATTTATTGGTTTTTTAAGCTGTAAAGGTCTTGGTTGCTAATGCAAATAAGCCTTTTACTCTATTACCGGTGTTATGGATGTTAAACGGAATCTGATACCCTGTCGTATCGCCACCGTAGGAAACAACCTCAATAATTGCGTCTTCCTTATATGCCACAAAGGATCCGGATGTCGTTGCATCCTCTTCCCATAGATGTACTTCGACTGTGGTTGTCTTCAGATCATCCAGTGTCTGACGCTCATCAACAATTTTCTGCAGTCTTGCAAACATGGGATCTCCTACAACTGCATAATATGGCTCAACGGATGACTGTGGCTCATATCCATCAATAGATGTTACGCTTTCATTTAGGATGTTTGTCTTTGTTTCAACATTGGCGTTCATTTCGGTAACGAACTCTTCCAAATCTGAACCTAGTCGATTGTACACCGGAGTAGCTGGAGTTACAGAGGAATCGATGTAATGAGCCATATACTTCCTTTTGATTTTTCCCGTAATGGTTGTAGCCATTATAAAACCTCGCTTTCTAAATGATATTGAGCATAAATCTGTAACTGATATGTTACCGGTCCGGATAATGTTCCGGTCTGATACCCATATAGCATTCCATTAGCGCTGCCGAGCTTCGTCAGCGTGCCGGTTACAGTCCGCTCGTCAATAGTTACTGTAATGGCCTGATCACTAGCCGCTCTTTCAAGCCAATACGCCATGTCTAATAAAAAAGTACTGTTTGCAAGTCTCTGATAGTCATTGATGCTATCAAAAACGGCATACAGTACAAAGTTATGTTGTCTATCCTGATTTCCAACGATATCTTCCTTAATAAGCTGATCGCCGGAGGGATACAATCCACAATTACCAGGATCATCTTCGGTAAAATCCACATTAACACCCCTGGATAGAGAAGATATCTGTGGAAACTCAGAAACTATCTGTTTAACCAACTCAATTATGTTCATTTGCGCCAGCCACCTTCCTTGCTGCTTCTAAGATTTTATCTTTTTTATCTGCCTTCATACGTTCAAACCAGTAAGGTCCTCTCATTGGAGCGCCATTATACTTCATATCGATATCGGTTAGGATTTTCTTTTCACCCTTGGAAGCCCATGCACTGCCGGTAATTGATGATACCATGAGCTTGCCGTAATAATGATACCTGGAATAAGGAGTATTCTGATTTATTTCTCCGCTACCAATATCTGTTCCAAGTGTAGCAGAATCAATCAGGATATTATTCTGTCTTGGAGTATAGGGAGCCATGAGACGGATAACTTCCTGATCAATTACTTTTTGTACCGGTCCCATATCCTGAAGACCCCGATTTTTAAGAACGAGATCGGTTGACTTGATTTCAAGCCGGCCGTTAAACTCCATGACGATCACCTACTTACATGATAATTGATAGTGCTGCATCACTGAGTTTCCATATAGCTTACCGTCAGCAACGGTTACCGTATAGACATCGTGAGAAGCTTTTAGAGATGTCATAGATGTTGCGATAGTCTGCTGAGATGTATTATCGAATTCAGTGGTAGCAATACCTTTAATAACTATGTCCTTACCGGTGGTAAAATCTATCCCATCCGGAGCGCTCGCAGCAGGGATAAATACCTTTACGGCATCGGAGGATGTCAGTCCGGTCTTCTCGATCAGTGACTGTTTGACCTCTTCCCAAAATACCTTTTGGATTACCTTTTTGGTATATTTACCGTCCTTACTGCATGAATAAAGCGTCATATCTGCATTTGTATACATATCAGCACCCCCGATACAGTAAACCGGTATTTTCAAGCCAGTTATAGATGATGCTCCGGATCGATACGCTCAGTAGCTTCTCCTTGGCTTCAGGACTCACATAGGAAACAGAATATTCTCCAACTTTTTCGGATGCTATGCCTTTGGCATCTTCCTGTTTATCCTTAAATAGTATCTCTGCAATTTCACAGCAACACATCTTGGTTTCATCCGGAATACTTACTTCATCAATCCGATTGAAAGTATACTTCTTAATTTCCAGAGTAGCCTTCCGTGAATACGAATTAAAAGAGGTAGCGTCAACGGCTACCCCTTTGTATGTACTGGTATAGTAAGTATAATCTGCGTAGTTAGTCATTGGCACTGTCCTCCAATCAATTACTGTTTAATCAATGTTACAGCCTGTGCTACTGCTGCAGATGCGACTGTTACGGTTCCAGTTACCTTAGTGTAATCCTTAAGAGTTACAGCGTAAGGATAGGTACCGGCTCTAAGATTAAATACAGCTTGGCCAGATGCATCGGTCTTAATATTGGATCCATTAACATTTACTCTTGCATCTGCAATTGCAACGGGAATCTCTGCATTATCCTTTACAGTAAATGTAACTGTCTGGGTAGTAACAGCTGTAGCAGGTTCAAGATATGCAAAAGGACAACCAACTCTATCCTCATCAATGCGTGTAGCCGGATTAGGAAGAGCCCAACCCATACGGAATACTACACGAAGAGCAATCATATCCTGCTGAGCTAAGTTGTAAACAATCTCTTTTGTTGCTGGATCCTGTATAACGCCCTCAGTTAAAATCTTAACCGTGATATCCTGACGGATAGCATATACTGCCTTGCTAAAATCGCCCGCTACCATCTGAGTAATAGATGAATTAAAAGATCCGTTATCAGGGAAATACATTTGAGCTCCGTCAAGAGCATACTGCGTAGGACCCTGCATATCCTTCTTGAAAATAGGTTGTCCAACAGTGTCTCTGACGCCCCTCAACTTGGCCTTCATATTAACTGCAGCAATGACTCCGGAAACGGAATATCCATCATCTTCAACCTTTGAAAACACTCCGTTTTCAGAAAGGATTTTATCGTAGTAATCAGGGGTTGACCCTAATGCCACATTGTTCCCTGCCTGTCTTGCTAGCGTTACGATATCGTTCTGCCATTCTGCGGGACGACCTTCGCCGAAAATTACAGCAGCATCGACACACTGTCCTATTGCCTCAATAACGCGAGGGGTAACCTCTCCCATGATGTCAAACTCTGCATCATCAAGTACAGCTTCTGGGATAGGAACAATAACTGCAAGCTCAGCAGCCGTGAGATATACGTTATCCCATGCCTGCCTGGACGTCTGCTTCATGCCGGTATCACCATTGACCCAGTAGGCCGTAGGCAGGAAGTCAAGCACCCTAATTCTGGTCTGCTTGGATGTCATATTTGGGAGCTTCTTGGCCATAGCCATAAATACCGATGATTTCGGAGCGTCCTGCGCGATTGCATCAACAATCTGTTCACGGATGATTGCTTCAGAATCCGCTCTGTTTACAATGCTTGTTGCAAACATCTGTAAGTTCATTGCAATTTTTCTAATTCTGTTCATATATTACCTCATTCTTTCTTTTATTCTGACTTAAACAGGGAACGAAAGGCTTCGTTTGCTGCAGCTTTCTTATCTGTATTGTCAGTGGTTGTTTGGTTGCCGGTTACTACTTTAGGGGATGTTTTCGCTTCCTCGAAAAGGTAACCATTGTCTTTCTTTACTGCCTCAAGTGCTGCTGCGATGTCGGTGTCCTGGTTCTTTGACTTCTTAAGGTTGTCGACATCAAGCATAGCCATAACAGCCTTGACATTTCTTGGCTTAAGTGCGGAAATCTTACCTTCCAAAGCTGCTGAAAACTGCATATCAGCAATCTGCGTATCATAGGTTGACTTTGTAGTGTTCAAGTTATTTGTAAGAGTAGTTACTTCTCCTCTCAATTTCTCAACGTCTACACCATCAAAAGCCTTAAGCTTCTTTTCCACATCATCGAGTTGTGTTTTATACGTGTCTGCAACTCCCTTCTCACGATTAATATCTTTTCCATTCTCAGCCATGATCTGGTCAACCTGTTCCTTAGTAAACCCCATGTCTTCCAAAAATTTTCTTTGCATATTAAAATCCTCCATTTACACTTTTTACGGGTTAGCACCCGGGATAATAGTTTTACGTGTTTTCGCACATAAAAAAATAAGACGTTAACGCACGTCTCAAGCGAGATTAATGGATCACCGCCTCTCTTCATAAGCTACGTTATCAGGATACTGTTCAGCCAAGCTCTTGTATCCAATTCGAGCCGCCCTCAACAACGCACCGCTTATTTCACCAGGCTTAGGATGTACAAAATATCGTATGCTGTCTTTGGAATCTTCCACCACGTTTACTTCCATACATGTTAATTCCCTTATAGAATTAATTGTATTCATTGTTAGCATAGATACAGCCGCACACACAATATCACGCCCTGGAATCGAATAATTAGCATGGCCAGATACTTCAAATCCAACTAAATTATCTTTACTGTTATGTATCTCTGTAATATTTGTCATCATTCCTCCTTAAGGTATAATAAAAGCACCCTCGAGGGATGCTAATAATTTGGGTATAAAATACCACCTACCGTTATGATAGATGGCTTTCAGTACATTTCTAATTCGGTTGAAATCTCATTGAGTGATTTTCCATCAAAGAATTTGCAGCTCATTACTTCGTCAATACTGTTGCAGTCTATTGCATTATCTCCGTAGGCTAATCCGATATTATTTCGATTGATGGGACATATAGAACCGTGAATCCCTTTATAATCAAATTCTATATCGTATGTTAATGAATCGATTAAATTTATCAAATCCTTCGCATTCATAATATGTCACCATTATCCTTTCTTTCAGTTTCCGACAGTTCTCTTATTGGCCTTTCAATCAACTCATTCCCATCCCATATATAATCATGGGCATGCTCTCCGTTACTGCCATACGGATGCATTTTGGCATTTCCGTGGTTATGGTTGCTGATCTGTTTCAACTGCTTACCATCTGACCCAAAATAATCTCTATTAATCCCACCATTTTTAAGTGTGACTTGGACAATCGAATTCGCAGCTCCATGAAGGGAGGATCTATTTGCCTTTATTATACTATGACCTGCAGCATCTTTCAAGCCCGTAGATAATTTCCCACCCGGATCAACCCTGCCTAAGCTATCCATATATACACGCGCCTTTTGCTGAGGCAAACCCATCTTCTCAGAGAACTCACTATACTGTCTCATAGCCTCTCTATACTTGATCTGAGTGGTCTGTATATCTTTTGATGCAGCCCCGCCATCCTTAAGCAGTTTTATATCCTGCCTCTGCTTACGCATAAGTGTTTCAAGCTGTCTTTGGCGCTGCGTAGCCTCGTATGTAGTGTATTCTTTGCCGTTGTATACTTTGGGCTTATTCTCTTCGGTATTCATCTGGTCTAGCTGATCATCCGTATACATCCGCTCTGAGACTCCCTCGATAAATGGATAATAAGAATGATAACAGTTCCAACCGCATAATCCAGGACCGGTACCGAGTCCACAGATCTCTTTGAGCTGTTTCATAGTGTAGACCCGCCCTTGCCATACCTGGTGCTCCGGTCTTGCTGAGCTGTGCCAGGACACCTCATACTTATCTGTTCCAAGCTTAGCCGCATTCTGTTCATTAATATGCCCAGTGACCTGTGCTACTCCTGTCATTAATGCTCTACGGGATGCTACTTCAACCCGATTACTCCAACCGGTGGCATAGTCAACAGTCCGGATACCGCTCTTGGTCATTTCTTGGATTGTTTTCTTAAGCATCGAGTTGTAATCAAATGTACCGGAATTAATAGCAGTCACAGCCTCATCAAGCACCTTCTGATAATATTGTGACATCGGTGTAAAAACACGCTTACCATTCATTTCGATTGCAAATCCAAGTGATTGAGTGATATTCACCATTTCAGATCTAGTCTGAGCTATTGTCGATTGTACAAGCTGCTGTAGTTCTGAATTATCTTTGAATGGAATAAATTCTTTTTCTACTGCCTTATACAGTTCTTCGTCCCTGGAATATCCGGAAGCAATTACATTATCATACAGCTTTTTCATTTCTTCATCTGATTTCCTGAGAGCTTGTTTAATCTGTTCTTGAATGAAGTCTTGACTTTTTCCCATCTGGATCAATCGAAATATCTGCCAATCCGCGGAGCGAGTTATCTCATTATTTATTTTAATCCTCCGGATGACGTCCTGCATTATCGACATTTCAAGATCTGACATCAATCGTTCAAATGGAAGCGGCATCTGTTCGAGATGTGAAGGTGTGAACATTTTTATCAGCCCCCTTACTCAATAACCTCTGCCGGTTGGTTAATCTTCTTGGTTGCGATTTTCTCGTCTTCACCATACCACTTCATCCGGTATTCAAGTAGTGTCATGGCTCCCATGGCTACTTCAGCCCTATCTTGGTTTCGCTCCTCAACATTATCGGTGATAATGCTATCATCCCAATCAAATGAGACTTCATAATTGCCATCAGGAGCTAAATTCTCAGCACTTACCCAATAGTCAATTGCCTCCACCAGATCCGTTAATGCATTCTGCAGCGCCTGTTGTATATCCGACACCGTTGCATATGACCGTTGCTTACTTGACCTGATCTCTTCGGCCGTCTTTTCTACGTCCTGAACATTGGATAATGTCCCATATGCAAGACCACTATCAAATTCGATACGGCGGAGCTGCTCATTATATCCATGATAATATGACTGATCTCTTATGTCAGGGCTATAGGGTTCCATGAGAGGCTTGTCTGTAGCTCCAGTGCTGTATTCAAATGTCCTGTATAACCGTTCTCTGCCTCCTGGATACTCGAATTTATCCTGATCTTTATTGTACTTTAGTAGTGATGCAGCAATGTGTACTGCCGCTTCTTTGCTGTCATATTCCCAGTCAATTTGATTGTATCTCTTATCAGCCATCTTGATATGTTCTGTAGACTTACTAAACACCGATATTCCAAGCGGGCTTCCCGGATCAATATTATTTGCAAGCGGAACCTTGAAAAATCCTATAGTTAACTTTTTCGCACCTACAAGCAGTCCCGACGGTTCAATATCTTCCCATTGCCTTACTGATTTAAGAGGTACTTCGCTGCCGATCGTGGCTCCGGTTTTACTCAGGTAGGCAAAATTATAAACTTGTACTCCGGCATCAGCGAGAGAATGCAGCTCAACCCTAGTGTATATCTCCCTTCCTCTCGTATACTGTTCAGTAAAGGCGCACTGAATAACATTCCCATTACTGTCAAAAGTAATCGGATAAAAACTATCAGCAGCATTGTACTGTATGGCGATTGTTCCATTCGATGGATATGGTTTAAATACCATGCTACCTTTTGCACAACCATATTCAATTTGATTTCTGAGCCCTGATAATACACTCTTATAAATTTCATTGATATAATCTGCTCTAGGGCTTCCGGTAACCTCGGATTTAAGCTCTAATGTTACAAGTCTTGCTATCTCGCTTGCCACAGATGCAGGAATACCGGCTGACTTTTGATCTTTAGTAAGCCATGGGGCACGGTTACAATACATTAAATCCCATAATTCAATAGCATTTTGCATTACAGTGGATACATTAACACCATCAAGCTTCAGGCTTTTATCGGCCACTAATTTATTCAAACATTCAACCATTTTACTATACTTCATCTTCTCACCTCTATTCGTACCGGATAAACCGGCTTATATCTCGTTCGAACGTATACTCGAAAGCATCCAAACTATCTATATCGCTGGTGCCATCATCAAGCCGTTCATCTTCGGTCAGTTTCTTTTCATTCCAGAGAGCCGTTGTCATAGCGTCTTCAAGTGTTTTACATTGATTTTGCATATAAAAAAAGCGCTGCTGGCTTAGCATACGCTGAGTAAATCTTATTCTATCATTTATTGTGGTCTTAAGAGCATTCTCAATTCTTAACCAGCTTAAACCCCCTTTTCTAGCTGCCGTACGAAGACCAGCAATCAATGTCTGCTCTGCACTATCACAGTATACGTGAGTAATAAATCCATAGAGATTAATAATCTTAAGACAAAAATCAACAAATAGCTTTCCGAGCTTATCAGGATCTATGCTGCCGTCCTTACTCATGTGTCGTTCACTCGCAAGAGGAATAATATTTTGATATCCCCTGGTATATGCCGATGCTGTAAACGCATGACCGGATCCTGAACCACCAAAGTCAATACCGATGTTAATTTCCATGATGTTCTTTGGCTTTTCTGTCAGTACATAGGGATTGACTTTATTATCACTTGAAACTGCGTCACACATCAACCGGTATATAGATCCTTCGGCAGCCACCCAAAGACCACGAATATATCTGTCGTAAAGAACAGTACCTTTATATTCCTTGCAGAGTTCTTCAACAAATTTCTGATTCAAGAATGGGTTATCAAAGATGGTGTACTTTTGATGATATATATCAACATCACTGTCCAAGAATTTCTTGAACCAATGCTGAGGAGCTCCTGGGTTACAAGCACCATCAAAGCATGAATAAGGTTTATCGAGACGGGATTTAAGCATATCGAACACATCTTTATTCCAGTCCGTGATCTCGTCACCGTAGCAATACTTTATGGAGGATCCTCGTATCTTTGATACCTGGCTGATCTTCTCGGCTCCTAGGCAATAAACATCTTCCCCGAACATTTTACAGATATTCTCGGAATTGATTTCTCCTATAAGCCTACTTCCCCATATCTGCTGTAACGGTTCTACAATATTTCTTCTCAAGGTTCCTTTAGATACCCCAAGCAGTACAGTTAATCCAGGTTTACCTATCCGGCTTCTTATTCTCTTGGGTACAACATAATAGTCCATGTATGTCTTACCCGATCTAGTTGCGCCTGTTTTGATATTCCACCGGTGATTTGCATTATCAAAGAATTCCTGCTGTTTAATTGAAAACGGCATCTATACAACCCCCTTAATCTCAGCAAGTACCTGATCGAGTCTAGCTAATTCATCTACGTTATCAGTACCGCTCATTTTATCTGTTTGAGCTCTTAGTAATTCAATGCGCTTTCTCTGCTCCTCGGTTGCCAATTCCCAGTTATTATGTAGTAGCTCATCATACTGTTTAATCATAGATCTTAACTCGCCCATGGCTCTGGACTGTGCTTTTAAGAAGGTCGCATGTTTATCCCAGGCTTGCTGTACTTCCCAGCGTTCTCCATCAACATTACCACTCTTTTCTTCAATCTTGGTAGTTGTCTTATCTTTCTGGTCTTTAACATACATAAGCTTCTGAGCTCTTATGATAGCTGTGTATTGTAGCTGTATGTTATCCCATAACAGGTCAAGCGGATCCGCTCTTTGGATGCTCTGCATAATCTGCATTGTTTCCTCAGGGAGCCACTTACTAAAAAAGCCATGTTTCTCAGCGTTCTTATTTTCTCCCGGAACACTGGATGCATGACCTACTGCATTTTTATTGTCTGGCTGACCACCTTTATTCTTATGCGAACGTTCGCTTTTATTATCCGAGCGTTCGTTATCCCACTTATGAGTTGACTTCCATCTACGAACAGTACCTTCCGGAAGATTTAATTGATTAGCTATTTCAATTAATTTCATTCCCTGCTTATATAATTCAACCGCTTGAACATATCTTTCATCCGGAGCCCTTGCCATTAATCACCACCTCAATTCGTTTTGTTTTGGGTATAATAAAAGCACCC